ACAGGAACTCGGGGAACAGGAACTCGGGGGACATGAACTCGGGGGATTGGAACTCTGGGAACATGAACTCGGGGAACAGGAACTCGGGGGATTGGAACTCTGGGAACATGAACTCGGGATTTTTCAACGAAAACGAAAATAAATGTTTTATCTTTGATAAAATTTCAGATTTCACCGTTCGTGAATTTATCAATAGTAAATATTACACCGCTTTAACGTCGGCGCCGTTCGTTTTAACGGAATGGATTGAGTATTCCGAGGAAGAAAAAGCCGCAGACAAATCGAAAGCCTTGATCGGCGGGTATTTGAAAACCTACGATTATAAAGAGGCTTGCGCGAATTGGTGGTCGAAGATGACAGAGAAAAATAAAAAGCTGGTACAGGAAATCCCGAATTTCGACGCCGAGAAATTTTATAAGATAACAGGAATTCGGGTGTAACGTGGAGGCAAATGATAATGGAAAGCTTTAACTTTTGGGAGAAGGTCGTAGACGAGAACGGAGAAGTGTGGGAAAAGGAAATTCCCGCCTGCCACTGCTCGGACTGCGGAGATCCGATTTATAAAGACGACACGTGCTATTTTATCGACGGGGCGCCCGTCTGCGATAACTGCCTCGGCTGGCACAAAATGACGGGTCGGGAAGTGCTGCAAGCGATGACGAATGCGAGGAGGCGGGGAGCATGAGGAAAGGGATATTCTTCAAAGGCGACGTCAAGGACGTGTTCAAGGAGATAGCGGACGCGCGTGGTTGGACGGTGGAGCAGCTTATAAAGTTGTACCGCCTGGAAGAAGTGGAGCGGGCGCAGCTCGCTGAAATAATTAAAAATACGGAGGCAAAAAGAAAATGACACTTTACGAAATCGACAAGGCAATCGCGGATTGCGTGGACGAAGAAACGGGCGAGATTTTCGACGTTGAGAAGCTGGACGCGCTGAACATGGAGCGGGACAGGAAGATCGAGAACATCGCGCACCTGTGCGAGAACGTGAAGAACGACATCGCGGGACTGAAAGAGCAGGAGCAGATTTTTGCGGCGCGGAGAAAGAGCGCGGAGAAGAAGCTGGACAGTCTGAAAGAGTACCTCACCCATGCGCTGGGAGGGCAGAGGTTTGAAACGGTGGCGGCGAAAGTGACATTCCGAAAGGGGTACGAAACCATTATCGACGACGAGAAGCTGATCCCCGCAGATTATTGGACGCAAAAGATTACAGAAACGGTGAACAAGACGGCGATCAAGGAAGCAATCAAGAGCGGGAAGGAAGTGCCGGGCGCGCACGTTTCCGAAACGCTGAATCCGCAGATCAATGCGGTGCGAGGGAAAGCCGATGCGTAAATTCAGACTGTTGACCGCAGACGAAATCGAAGTGAAGGTCAAGCAAGTGCGCGAGAAAGGTGCGGTAGCGCTGATCTATAAGACATCTCGCGTGGACATGGACATTTTGGACGAAACGGTCGGAGCGGAGAATTGGCAGAGCGAGTTCAAGGAAATCAAGGGAAATCTGTATTGCGGAATCGGAATCCGAGATACGGAAACGAAAGAATGGACTTGGAAATGGGACTGCGGAATCGAGAGCCGCGCGGACGGAGAGGGGAACGAGAAAAAAGGCGAAGCGTCGGACGCATTCAAGCGCGCGGGCGTGCAATGGGGGATTGGTCGTGAACTGTACACATCGCCGTTCATCTTCCTGCCCGTACCGACGAAGCAGGACGGGAAGATGTACAAGCTGTCAAATCCGTTTGAAAAGTTTTCGGTTTCGCATATCGCTTATGACGAGAGCGGAAGAATCGCAGAAATCGCTATTACAGGCGAAAACGGGAAGGAGTGGTACAGATACCCGAAGAGCGTGAAATCGTCGAATACAGCCCGCGCAGAGCCGAAATTCAAGCCGATCACGGAAAAGGAATTGGCGGAGGTATACGGAGTAAAAGACCCGAAAGCGACGATCGGAGCTTTGGAAGATAAATTCGGGGTCGCCTTTAAGGATTGGGGCGAAAAGGAAACGCTTCGAATAAGGGCCTGGCTGGACAAGAAAAAGAAAGAACGGGAGCAGGCGGAGGAAGTGGAACCGCCGTTCCCTATGACTGACGACGAGGCGAAAGAATGATAAAAGGACGCATTTTAAGCGTATCGGAGGACGGGACGGCAGTCATAGCGGCGCCGATAGACACCTATATCCTGACGCACAGGAAGGTGAAGGAAGCGTATATCGATTACATAGACAGTCGCCCGCTCTCCGACAAACAGCGTCGGATGTGTTACGCGCTGATAAACGCTATTGCAGAATGGAGCGGGGAAACGACGGAAGGGACGAAAACGGCGTTGAAGTTGGAATTTTGGCAGAGCCATATCGATACGCTCGCGGACAAGATTTTCAGCCTTTCCAACGCACCGATGAGCCTTGTGGCGGAGTTTCAGCGGTATCTCGTGCGATTCATCATAGACAACGACGTCCCGCTGAAATTTCCGCTTTTGGACTATGTGGACGACATCAAAGACTACACCTATGCGTGTCTGATCCATAAGAAGTGTGTGATCTGCGGGAAGCGTGCGGACCTGCACCACATCGACGCGATAGGCATGGGAAACGACCGAAACGATGTGCAACATATCGGCAGGGAAGTGATGAGCCTTTGCCGGGAACATCACACGGAGATCCATCTGCTCGGTAAATCCGAGTTTATGGAGAAATACCACTTGGACGGCGGAATCATCGCGGACAAAACGATTTGCCGTATTTATGGATTTAAGAGGTGAAAAAAATGCAAAGAGATAGCTTCGTTTTCTATAAATCCTATGCAGAAGCATTGCATGAACTCAACGATAAGCAAAGACTTTCCGTTTATGACGCGCTTGTAAAATTTGCGATATACGGCGAAGAACCGGAACTGTCTGGATTGTCAAAAGCGATATTTGTCCTTATGAAGCCTCAGATAGAAGCGAACAACAAAAAATACGAAAACGGGATAAAAGGAGCAGAGGCTGGGGCGAAGGGAGGAAGACCGAGAAAAAACCCCGTTGCCGATACAAATGAAAACGGCGGAGGGGATATAAAAAATAACCCCTTAGGGGTTTTTGAAAATAACCCCGAAAAAACCCCCAATGAAAATGAAAATGAAAATGATAAAGAAAAAGATCGATCTATCGATCGATCGAAAAAGAAAGCCGAGGTTTCGGACGATTCGGGAAATACCGACCAGGTCGAAATAACAGACGACCATCACTTAGCCAGCTTTCTGCAAGCACATCCAACGATCAGGGTGGATATAACCAGCACGGCCCAACTTTACGGGAAGGATTTCTCGATCGTAGCCCGTGCCTTCCGAAACAGCAAGTGGTTGCAGGAGAACTGCAATTCGTTAAGCTACATTTGCCGAAAGTACGAAAAGATCATCTCCGGGGACTACGACGGGCTCGGAACCCCGGAGCACGCCTCCGGCGGGGAAGTGGGCGGGCTACGTCCGCCGCGGGTCGAATACAAGGTGCTTTGACGGAAGAGCAGGAGGGATGGAATGGGATTTGTGCGGTTTTCGGAAATTGCCGACGCGAAATTTGATGAGCGGGACTACCTGAAAACGGGGATTGAACGGCTGGACAAGGCAATCGTCGGGCTGGGGCTCGGACATCTGGTGATCATCACGGGACCGAGAGCGGGCGGGAAGACGACGCTTATAGGGCAGCTCGCAAACAACTTCATCGATCGCGGTTATTCCGGGCTTCTCGCTTCGTTTGAAATGGCAAACCCGCGTTTGAAAAATTGGCTTTTGCTCCAGGCTCTCGGACCTGAAAATCTGCGTGGGTTCACGACGTCGAACGGGAAGGAGCTGTTTTATCCGAGAACGCCCGAAGTGAAACAAGCGGCAGAAGCGTGGATAGACCGGAAGTTGAAGATTTACGACAACGTGTCTTTCGGTCGAACCGACGTTTCCAAAGCAATCGGAGCGGAGATAAAAGCGAATCCGGAATTGAAGTTTGTCATCCTGGACAATCTCATGAAAATCGAATTTGACGGAAGAGCGGACAGCAAGTGGGAGGAGCAGTCGCAGATCGTGAAGGGATTGCAGAAGTACGCCCAGGACCACCACATCTGCATGATTCTCGTGGCGCATCCGAACAAAGTGAAAACGCTGCCGCGGATCGAGGACGTAGGGGGCAGCGGGGACATCATAAACACGGCGGACACGGTGCTGATGGTGCACCGGATTACGAACGATTTCAAAAAACGGGCGTGGGAAATGTTCCGTTGGTCGGAGGACAACCCCGCATTTCAATACTCGAACATCATCGAGGTGGCGAAAGACCGGGAGTTCGGCGCTGACGACACGATGGTCGGAGTGTATTTCGATCCGAGGTCCAAGCGGTTCTTGAACTACCAGGAAGAGCTGATCCGTTACGGGTGGGACACGCAGCCGGTGCAGGAACGCGTCGGGTTTAGTCGGATAGAGGATTTGTCTCCGGATGACCCGTTTTGAGGAGGGGCGAAGTGACGACGACAAAGGATTTAGTGGACGCGATCGAGAAGCGGCTGAAAAAGGAAGGGAATCTGTTTTTGCCGTCGTTGTGGACGGAGGCGGTCGTAAAGGCGGCGCAAAAGCAGAACCGATGGGGAAAGCTGCTCGCCTGGATAGACCGGCGCCTGGATGACCTTGCGATCGTTACGAACGTGATGACGCCGGCAAATCGGGACGAGGATTATAAAAAACGCGACCTCGACGATTGGCTGGAAAACATGAAGGACATCGCGGTGCTGACGAGCTGCGAACTGATTCTCTTGGACGACAAGGCAACGGAAGGACAGCGGGAAAACGTCGAGTACACGCTCGGGAAGCTGTTCGGCGTGGAATGGAGCGAGAATTTTAACGACTACGTTTAGGAGGCGAAGACGATGAAAGCAGAAGTGCGGCAGGCGCTCGAAGATACGGAGCGGAACTACATGGAGAAATCCCGCGCGGCTATGGCGACGGAAAAGGACAAAGCGTCGTTTTATGCGGCATACGCGGCGGGAATCCGGCGTGCGATCACGGAAATCATGATGCGGGAGGACATAGCGAATGACGCAGAATGAACAGGTTTTAAGACATCTCATGACGGCGGGTAAGATCACGAGCCTGGAAGCGATCGAGAAGTACGGGATTTTACGTTTGGGCGCGCGGATTTGGGATTTAAAAAAGCAAGGCTATCCGATCAAGACGTTTTTGAGGTGCGGGAAAGCGCGGAACGGCGAAGGGATGGTCTATGCGGAATACCGTTTGGAACGGCTGGACGACGCGCGGAGGTTGTGGGGATGAGAGCGAAATACTGCGCGAGAATGTGTTCCGGCAGCGATTCGACCGGGCTGTGCAAATCTGCCGACGTATGCGAGTTCTTCATTTTGGACGTAACGATGGAGAAAAGCTGTGCGCCGCCGCGGCAGACCGTCCCCACGGAAGCGGAGGAGCAGGAAGCGCTATTTGCCTGGTGCCTGGCGAACGGGATTGACATGGTACATATCCCGAACGAGCGCAAATGCACGGCGTATGTAGCGGGACAGCTTTTGCGGCAGGGCATGCGGAAGGGATTCCCGGACAATTTCATACCCATTGCGCAGGGCGGATTTCACGGGCTTTTCATCGAGTTGAAACGGGCGAAGAAATCGTTGTCGAAGAAGTCCCCGGAGCAAAGGGAATGGGTGAAGAAGCTGAACGCGGCGGGATATAAGGCGGTGTTCTGTTACGGAGCAGAGGAAGCGAAGAAAGTCATATCGGAATATCTATCTCCGTGGGAAACGTTGCCGTAATTGCGTATGAACGCGAGAAACGTGCCTGTATGCGTGAAAACGTTCTCGGTCGGTAGATCTATCGACCGCAAACAAAATCGCGCGACAGCGAAAATAAACGAGCAAAAACAGGAGGTAAGAAATGGTAAATGTGGAAACAGTACTAAACTCTACCTCGACAAAAAGTTTCATAAGAATTTTGATAGTATAACACTCGGTTGTCAAATCGGAAAGTTTGAAGATATGATTGCTCGAGCCGAGAAAGAACTCGCAGAGGGAAAGGAGGAGAATAATGCTAAAAATCAAAGAGAGTGAGTGGAATCGCTTTTGTGCGAACGCTCGTGAATTAGGTTATAAATTAGACGGTAAAAAATATATAGAAATCGGTTTGAGCGAAAAGCAGTTAAGAATTGATACGAATACAAAGCGTATTGCAATCGTTAGCAATAACAAACCTTATATTAGTACATACGATAAATTGTTCGATTTAATAGCACAGGGATATGTAGAAAAAGAACTCGCGGAGGGAAGGAAAGATGAATAAGGTTTTGAAACTACAAAGGTTCGGGCTTATGACACCAACTGTGGTGGAATATAAAGGAAAAATACTTGCAACAAATCAATTAGATATTGATAATATATGTCATCTTTGGAGAATTCATTTTTGTATTTATCCCGAAGAAGAAGTTGACCTCGTTATGACAGAAAAACAATTTTCAGTGATTCAACAAAAAACATTGTTATCGGTAAAAAGTGTATATGAATTACTTTATGAACGAAACTTTATTCCGAGAGTGTTCGAGCCAACTGAAGAACCTGCCGAATGGGGAATGTATAGAAATAAAGAAATCGAAAAAATACAAGCCGAAAACGCCGCCCTGCGCGAGAGGCTGGAAAAGTCTGTGGAACGGTTAAAGGCGCGCGAGAAGTCGGTGTGTTTAGGAACGGAGTGGAAAGCTGTCGTGACGGACGAGGACATAGATGATGTATTTGGTATAGCCGAAGCCCGCCTTGCGGAATTGAAAGGAGAAGAGAAATGAAGATTCAGCTGGAAATAAATGGAATAGAAGATCGTCGGACGGTGGCGGCGATTCTTGTGGCAAACGGGTATACCGTGCGGCTCGCGAAAGTAAAGGATTCACGGGTGAAAACGGTCGTGGAAGCGGAAAAAGAGGGGCAGAAAAGAGATGATAATTGGCAGTCCGAAAGCTGAAAAAGGTAAGATATTTTTTTCCTCAAAAATAAGCAGCAAAAAGATTTCGGTTATATATCAATCCGTTGCTGACGTACTAAAATTGTTTGAAGATCGGGACGTGCAAATCAATAGTGTTTTGATCTGCGGATATACTAACGCAGACGAAGAAATTAAAATCCCGAAATGTTTTGACGTAAAAATCGAATTTGAAGAACCAGAAGGTGGAATAGACTTATTTGAACTCGATCGCAACGTCGCGGATATTTTTAAATATAGAAAAGTGCTTGAAATTTATCATGAAAAGGAGGCAGAGAAAAAATGAACAGGATTATTTTAATCGGAAATCTCACGAAAGACCCCGAGCTTTCGGAAACATCGAGCGGGATTGCCGTATGCAGATTTTCCCTTGCGGTGCGGCGTGCCCGCGCGAACGCGGAAGGGAACCACGAAACGGATTTCTTTCCCTGTACGGCGTGGCGGGGGCTTGCGGAAACGATCGAGCGGTATGTCCACAAGGGCGACAAGCTGGGCGTTGTCGGCGAAGTGCAGTTCCGCAAATATCAGGACAAGCAAGGCGCTGAGCGGATAGCAACGGATGTCATCGTGCAGGAAATCGATTTCTGCGGCGGAAAACGCGTACAGGAGAGCGATTCGGAAGGCGGTCGGGAGAATACCAGAACGGAAAAGAAAACACGGCAGAGACCCGTTTTACAGGACATAGACGACGATTCGGATATTCCGTTTTAAGGGATAGGTACAAATGATGAATATTTTTAATTTATCATTCGGGAAAGACAGCATGGCAACGCTGCTGCTTGCGCTTGAAAAAGGTATTCAGATCGATCATGTCATGTATGTGGACATACGATTCTCTCCCGAAATCAGCGGAGAACACCCGCTTATGGCAGAATGGATTCCGACGGCTGAAAAACGCTTGAAAGAAAAATTCGGTATCGTCGTCGAACATGTGTATAGTGGGGTATCGTTTGTCGAACAGTTTTATAAAGTAAAACAGAAAGGAAATCACGTTGGTGTTATATATGGATTCCCATATGTTGTCGGCGCATGGTGCAATTCAATGTTGAAGGTAGCAGCAATTCAGAAATATCTTAAACAATTTGATACTTTCACGCAATTCATCGGTATAGCCTATGACGAGCCTGTCCGTTGGGAACGAATGCTAAAAAAGGAAACGGATATGCGCAAATTTCGTTCGTTACTTGTGGAAAATAGACTTACAGAGCAAGACGCCTTTAGGATTTGCGATCGTTACGGGTTGCTTTCCCCTATGTATAAAACGGAAGACGGAATATTTAGAGGGGGATGTTGGTTTTGCCCTAAACAATGTTATTCGGGCATATATAATTTATGGAAAAATTATCCTGAATTATATACGAAACTGTTACAGATAGAACCTGACAGTCATAACACATTTAAGCCTGGGATAACCTTACAGGAATTAGCGGAACGCTTTGAAAACGGGTATATCCCGAAGCGCAGAAAAAAAAGAGTAACGAACGAGCAATTAAGGCTGGAGGTATAGCATGAGAGCGCGAATAGGAACGGTGATGAAATTATCGAGGAGCGGAACGGGAATGCACTACACTCCGACCCCGACAGAGGAAATAGACATCTGCCTGAACTGTCCGCTTCCGGATTGCGAGCGGGACAGGTGCGATCGATTCCGGGAAGAGGTAAAGAAGATACCGAACAGAAGGAGGCGGAAGCGGAAATGAAGGAAAAGATATGCAAATTTTGTGGCAAACCTATAAATGTGCTTAAATGGTTGGGAGATGATAGAGAGTATCATTGTGGTGAGTGTGTTCGGTATTGTATGGATAAATGCGAACTTGCGCTCAATACAAATACAAGCTGGCACAAAGAGCCTTGCGTGAGCTGCGAGCATAATCCTTATGCGATTATGCACAAATGGGAGGGGGTACAGTGGGTGAAAAATGAAGATTAAACCTCAGCCGTCATGGAAACATTATGAATACAAAGGGTTTGATATATATCAACCCTTTAAGGGCACTTTTATTCTCCTTGAAAACGGAGAAAATGTTTATGTTTCTAAAACGCTTAAAAAAGTAAAAGAAGGAGTTGACATATGGGTCGAAGCAAAGAAGAGATTGAAAAAATGATTGCGGAAAATGTGCCGCTTGCGACCATTGCAAAGTATTATGGCGTTAGCACGGCAACGATACGGAATGATTGTATCAAGTGGGATATAAAACGGCACAGAGAGCGCGCGAACGACATTCCTATCGAAGACCTCGTCAATTTGCGGAATGTAGACATTGTGAAAAAATACAATGTCAGCGCGGCGTTCGTCTGCAAATTGAAGAAGAAAAACGGGATTGCCCCGAAGGAAAAAAGAAAACACTCTGTCGAAGAAGCACAGGGCGAAGAAGAGTGGAGAGATGTTCGCGGCTACGAGGGGAAATATCAAGTGAGCAGCCTCGGACGAATACGAAGCAAAGAAAGAACCGTCAACGGACGACTGTATGAGGAAAAAATCATGCGTCAGGTTGTCAGGTTTACCAGCGGACAAAAAGCCTGCGGAACGGCGGTCTTCCTTCGGGGTAGAATGCGCAATCAACAATCGTGCTCTGTGGCGAAGCTGGTGTTATTGGCGTTTCGCGGCGATCCGCCTGCGTGTGCGAAACAGGTTAAGCATATAGACGGGAACTCATTGAATAACAGGCTTGACAATCTCGCATGGGATGTAACAGCGAACTATTATTTGCCCGTGAATGAAAAAAACCGCGCCGTTTTTGAGGAGTGTGCATATCGCTGTATAAAATGGTGGGTTAAAAAAAGAGGCTTGTGGAATTTAGAGATGGTGTATTACAGCATAGATGATTTGATACAGGACTGCGCGCTTGAAATATGGAAAGATATTGACGGCTGGCAAGAAGACAAGGTGTCATTCCTTACTTTTTGCGCCAGCAGGTGCAGAGCCGTTTTTTCATCGAGATACCAAAAAATAGCACGACGAAAAGAGTTGTGCAAAATGCAAGAATATGACGACGCTATCGCATATTCGCCCAAAGAAATTGAGTTTTGAGAGGAGTAAACAATGACAACAATAAGGGATTTTGAAAATTATTTATGGGAAAAAGAACTTGCTCCGAATACAATAAGGTCATATATTGACCACGTATCAAAATATTTTAAGAAATACGACGATATTACGAAAAGCAACTTGATAGAATGGAAGCGTGGGATTTTGGAAAGAATGAAGCCGAAAAGTGTAAATCATTATATAACAGCCATGTCCGAGTATTTGAAGTTTATCGGGAGAGCTGAGCTTGTTCTTAAAAAAGTAAAGGTGCAAGTGCAGCAAACAGTCGAGAATGTTATTTCGCGCGATGAGTTTGACCTCTTGCTTAAAAACCTTAAAACCGACGGAAAAATGAAGATGTATTATATATGTCTTTTCCTCGGGAAAACGGGTGCAAGGGTATCAGAGTTACGACAGTTCAAAAAGAAAGACCTTTTAAGGGGATACGCAGAAATACCGACAAAAGGTAAAATTCGACGCATTTACTTTTGCGATAGTTTAAGGAATAAAGAGGTGTATTCGTTTTTTGATAGGTTAAAAGACGATGACTTCCTTTTTCAAAACCGTTTTTGTGAGCAAATCACCACAAGAGGTATTTCTCAACAGCTTATAAACTATGCCCATAAATACGGAATAAATGAAAAGGTAATGCACCCGCATAGTTTTCGGCATTTTTTTGCCATTGAGTTTTTGAAGCGAGACAACGATATATCTTTGCTCGCCGATCTTATGGGACATAGTAGCATAAACACTACGACGATATATTTAAGGTTAAGTCAAAAACAGCAAATTGAACGGTTAAACAAAGCGATGAATTTTTGAAATATATAAAAAGGAGGCGGAAGAGATGACGGACGAAGAAAAGCGGAGATATATCCGCAGGGCGTTTGAGGAATACACGAAGAACAAGGCGCGGCTTCGGTCGCTGAATATGCCGAACGCTGGCGGGGTAGATTACACCCGCCCTTCGGTCGTTTCGGGGGGCGGGAATGGTACGGAAAGCGCGGTGTTAAAATACATAGACGACAAGGGGGATCTGGACAGAAAGTGCGAAATCGTGCGGCGGACGATGGAGTATTACGCGATCGAGGATAAGCGGCACGGCGGAAAGGGAAAGCGGGAGTATATCTATCAAAGGTGGATTCGGAAACGGAGCTGCTATGTGGCGGCAATGAAATGCAACGTAACGGACAGAGCCGCGCGATTCTGGCGTGAAGAAATCTACATGACGGCGGAAATCATTGCGGAGGAATACGGGCTCTTCCCGTAAAAAAAACACGGAGAGAATCGCTCTCCGTGTAGTCGTTAATATTTTGTCGGGCGTCCACTCGGCGGTGTGTTCTCGACTTCCTGTATGGTGGGGAGCCGCCCGAGCTTTTCCGCCATTTTATATATCCACGCACGGGACTTCCCCGTCACTTCGGCGATCTCACTTACACCGAGGGAGGGTTTCGAAAAAACGATCTTCCCGCCGGAGAATATGAGGCGGATTCTGTAAATCTCTTCTTCGAGCTTGGACAGAATCTCTCCGTCTTCATCGAGATCGTACACGGCGGGTTTTACAAGGTCGAGCGTTATCCTGTCTCCGTTCCGATCAGACCATTCGATCGTATCTTCTCCCATGTGTCCGTTTTCCATGGCGGAGATTTCGATTCTCTCAACGATCTTTTCGAGAGAAAACCCGAGCCGTTGTGTCGCCTTCGCGTGAGTGAGAACTCGTTCTGCGTCTTTGATGTTCGTGATTTTCATGGTTTTTCCTCCGTTTTTTTAATAGTTATATTCCAATCCCGCCGCGCGGATCGCCGCGAGAATCGTTTTTGCCTTCATCATGTTCCGGACGCGCAGCCCGTTTGCCTTTGCAAAAGAAAGAAGGTTTTCGTAACGGGTTTTCGAATCGCGAAGTTCCTGGACAAGTTCTTTCGCGGCGTTCTCCGTCATGCAGGACTTCGGGCACCACATCACCGTGTCACTTCCTTCGCCTTCCGTCTCACCGTCATAGCGGTTGTATTTTCTCGTGTGGACAAGGAGTTTATAGGCTTTCTCCGTCTCCCCGATGATCTCGTGACCTGCGTACTCCTTCCAGTCCGCGTGGAGCTCCATGTTCATCTTCCTTACAAACCAAGCTTTGATTTCCATTTTTTTTTATCTCCTTCGTTCTTTGTACCTGTATTATAGCACATCTCTTTTTATATGTCAACTATTTTTATATAATTTTTATATATTTCTTGAAAAAATTTTTAAGCGGAAAAAAGTTTTCCGTTTTTTCTCTGAAAACTGTGGTAAAATAGTATCATCGGGAGAACCGGAAGGGGAACCGAGAAAACAGAATAACGCCCTGCGGATGCCTCCGGCGGGGCGTTTTCTATTGGCGGTGTCAAATGTGAAAGAATCAGACGAAAACATTAAAGTAAAACCCGATATGTGTTTCGAGAACGTTAAAACGCGCGGAAGACCCATGAAGAAGCTGACGGAAGCGGGGAAGAACATTATTAAAAATCTCGCGGCTATCATGTGTACGGAAGAAGAGATCGCGAGCGTTTTAGAAACGACCGTTGAAGTGCTTCACAACAGAGAAAACGGAGAGGCTTTCTCGGAACTCATGAAAAACGGGAAAGAAGAGGGAAAAGCGAGCCTTCGTCGGGCGCAGTTCAAGCTGGCGGAAAGAAACCCGTCCATGGCGATTTGGCTTGGGAAGCAGTATCTTGGGCAGAAGGATTCCACGGAGACAGAGGTAAACGCATCGGCGAAAGAGGACGCGCCGGTGGTGCAGTTTATTTTCAAGGATACGTCGATGACGGAAGGGAAGTAATATGCAGGCTTTTCAGGAGAAAATCATCCCGGAGATTTTCAAGCCCTTGTTTATTCCGAACTGGACGCCGCAGGAGCGGATGAAGTTCACGCCGGAGTATAAACGGCAGATCAAGTTAAAACTTCTCCGCGGAGAGAGCGTGGACGCTTCGGAGATGGGCGTAAAGACGTTTGTGTTAAAAGGCGGACGAATCAGCGGAAAGACGCAGAACGATGAGACGGCGACGATCCCCGATCTTCTCGACAGAACGCCGGGAGACGTGTGGTATTGCCGATCGGAAGAGAACACGATCCGCCGGTCTATTTTTCAGTCCATGCAGGCGACGATCCGAAGCTTTGGTTATACGATCTCAAACCGAGATGATTCCGACTTCAAGGTATCGACTTCCCCGTTTGAAATCAAGTGCAATAAGACGGGAAATAAAATACAGTTTTTCGCGATCAACAAAGACATCGACAGGACGAAGGCGCATTTCCCCCCGAGCGGGAAATTGAAACGCGTCATGCTGGAAGAAGCGAACGAACCGGACGCGCCGGAGTTTGTAGAGGCATTGAAATCCACGGCTCTGCGGTATATGGACGAATCCTCAAAAATGACGTTCCTGTACAATCCTCCGGCAAGCTTCACGCACTGGGCAAATAAATACTACCCCGCAATGGTAAACTCCGGGGCGATCCTCATCAATCCGAGCTGGCGGGACATCGCGGAACTTCTCGACCCCGTCGTCATCGCGGAGATAGTGAAAATGCAGCGGGAAGACCCGGTGCATTATGCGTTCTGGTACGGCGGGGAGATCGTAAGCCTTGAAGGGTTGGTGATCTGGTCGTTTGACAAGAAAAAACATCTGATTCCGCTCGCAGACATTCAGCGGCGGATCGTTAAAAATATATTTTATCAACCCGTTTATATGTTCTATGGAGTGGACAGCGGTATCACGTCAGACGCGACGGCGGTGTCGTGCTGGGCGTTATACCCGGACGCAAAACTTATAAAGCTGTCAACCTTTTGGCTGGATATCAAAAAACACAAGAGAATGACTGGCGCGAAAGGAATCTCGCACACGGACCAAGTGGAATGGATCGTCGAGAATTACAAGGCGTTCCGGAAGCAGATGTCGGATTACGGGATAACGATTCCGGAGCAGACGCGGGAGCGCTGGTGTTTTGACGGCGCGGCGCTCACGCAGGACCTGATGCTGGAATTTCAGAAAGCGACGGGATTTTCTGTGAAGGCTGTGACGGACAAGGACGTCGAGCGGGACATCGCCCGGCTTATAAACAGTTACAGGAGCGGACAGTTGTTCATCGTAGACCTTCCGGAGAATCAGATCAGCGTGCAGGAGCTTGAAACCTTCGCGCGGGACGAAAACAACGAGATACCGGAAGGACAGAGCGATCACACGATCGACGCGGACAAATACGCGACGTACGAGTATTATTATGATTTCCTGTAAAGACAGGGAAGGCAGAAGGAGCAGAAACACATGGGATTTTCTCAACCGAAACAGCTTGAAAGCTGGCTGAATAACGATTGGCGCAGACCGCCGCAGAATTTTGTGGATTGTTCGCTCTATTATGCGGGGCTGGATGTGTTCTTCAAAGACTACATGAACAACGTAGTCCGTCCGTGCGTGGCGTATTCGAGCGGAAGCGCGGACAATACGATAAACAGCGGGATAAAGTTAAATGTTGGCATGGCGATCAAGGCGGCGGCGACACGGCTCGTGAAAGGGGACAAGATACTTTTCGAGGGCGGAGACACCGCATGTCGGGCACTGTCTGACATATGGGCGCCGGAAGTGGGATTTGAAACCTTTCTCGAATCGGCTATCGACTACATGCTCGCGGGCGGTACGGTTGCCGTAAAACTGAACATGGACGCTCACGGAAGGATTTACCCGACCGCGACGAGAATCGACAGGTATTACGCGGAGACGGACGATCTCGGGGGGGTGCAGAGTATCACGTTTTTCAACAGTCTGCTGTATTCGGAGAAATTCGGGAGAAAGTCCTCAAATCAGTACTGGTTGGTGGAGGATAGGTATTATCGTGACGGGATTCCCGTTGTCGTTAATAAAATTCATTGGAAGAGCGGCGTGGGGGGGAAGGAAACACTTCCGTCGATCGGTACTCCGGGAATTGAGTTTCAGGCGCTTCCGGAAGCCGTGCAGAGAATCCTTAACCGTCGTGGAATCGTCATAAACGAAGAACGCCCGCTGCCTTTTGGCGACGGCCTGGGCGTATGGCTTTGGCGTAGGACCGCGAATAACAGCTGCGTGCCCGGTCTTTCCATGGGCGATCCGCTGTTATACGGCGCTTTGGATATTATCTGGGCGATCGACGTCGTATTCTCCGGATCGGTTACGGATGTTCTGTTGGGCAAAGGGAAAATCCTTGTGCCAAAGAAATACCTTACGAGCGTCCGCGAGGATTTGAAAGCACTCGGCATTAAAACAGAGGTCGCAGTTTTCAACGATGATTTGGAAGATACAGACGAAAGCCTTGTGTATATTTTAACGGAGCAGGACAAGGACTTCACGCCTCAATCTGTGCAGTTCGAAATCCGTTCGGAATCGTATCGCGGGATGCTGGAAATTTATCTCCGGCAAGCGGCGGTGCATTGCGGATTTGCTCCGACGTCTATTTTCCCGTTTCTGCAAGACCAAAGCGCAAAGACGGCGACGGAGGTCACGGCGGAAGAGAACCTGACGCGGGCGAGCGTGCAGTCCCTGCACCAGACGATTGTCCCCGCGATAAACCGAATGCTTGAAGAGGTACTCAAACAGTACGGATTTAAGGAAACCGCGCGGATTAAGCTGTCCGATTACATCGGGAATAAATTGCAGCGCGATCAGAACATCCGAGATAACTATGCGGCGGGGTTGATTCCGCGCGAAGTCGCGGTGCAGCACGTGAACGATATTTCCGCAGGCGAAACGGCGGAATATATACAGAAAATAGACGCGGATCAGCAGGCCCGGCGAAACGCTGCGCTCGGCGGCGCATTCTTCGACGACCGCGACTATTTTGGCAGAAAAGAAAGTAATTCGGGAGGTATAGGATGAGCGAGAACAGGGCGGCGGATGTGTTCCGCGACCCGTTAAACGAACAGGCGAGCGTGCTTGTGGACGTGCAGACGGATATAAAAACGGCGATCAAGAAGGGAGTGCTTTCGGGCACTCCCTTTCCAGTGATTTCGGCAGAGGTTCGTCGCCTTATCGCAAAAGCCGTCGCGAAGATACGTTCTCCCACTCTCGCGGAGGACGCGCGCCGTTCGCTTCCGGAGTTCTTTATCCGCGCGTACAGCGAGTTTACGGCGAGGATAAGTATTTCCCCGGCGGTGCTTGCGTCCGTCGTGTATATCGCGCAGAGAGCGTCCGATCGGGGCGTGGAGCGCGGGTATTTCGTGCCGAGAACGGAGAAGGAACGCGCGGCGGCAGAATCGATCGCACGGAGCGCGCCGGAGGAAATACGACTGCGCACTTCCGATTACGGGCTACCGCTCGGAGAGTTTCAGAAAACGTACATGAACCGCGTTTCCGACGCTTTGGGCGGGCTTGCAGAGCAAAAAGCGCTCGACCCGAACGATTTGACGGGGCGGAATTCCTTGCGCAATCTCGCGGAAATGCAGGTGCGCTATGAGCGTCATCAAAGCGATATACAGGCGCTGCGGGACAAGGACGTGCGCTTGGTCGTTTGCTCGGTACATGCGGATTGTTCCGACCGCTGCAAACCGTGGCAAGGTCGGGTGTATTCGCTGGACGGGACGAGCGGAACGACGGAGGACGGTCGGAAATTCGTGCCGCTCGAAGAAGCGACGGATATTTATTACACGACGAAAGCCGGGAGGACTTACAAAAACGGTCTGCTCGGCTTTAATTGTCGGCACAAGCTGTCCCCGTACAAGCCCGGAATGGTAATTCCGAAGGTGAGCGCGGCGGAACAGAAACGCGAATACGCGATAACGCAGACGCAGAGGGCAATGGAACGCGCCGTAATCGACGCACGGGAAACGGCGTTGATGTACAAAGACGTGGACAGACGGAAATACCTTGCCGCGCGGAAAGAGGCGATCGGGCTGTATAACGAGTACAAGCGTTTTTCAAAAGACAACGGGCGGGCTTATTATCCCGATCGTGTGAAAATTCTGTAACGAGGAGGGCGGCGGACAATGTTCAAGTTGATACACCGGCTTTTTCATCGAAAAAATAAATCATTGAAAACCAAAAAGGAGGAATCGGACATGACCGAGGACGAAAAGCAGATTGCGGAAGCAAAGACGGACATCGCCAAGAAAGGCGCGGACAGTCAGACGGAAAAAGACCGTATCGACGAAAGCGTCGGCGAGCAGGAGCGGCTGGACGGGGACAAGGATTCCCAGACGGCAAAGGACCGTGTAGACGAATCGGAAGGCACGAAAAAAGCCGACGAAGAGCGCGCGGAGGAGAAGAAGGACGCGGCAAAAGAGGATGTTCCGGCGTGGGCGTCGGCGATGACCGCGTCGTTGGAAAAGGTTGTCGGCTTGCTCGAACAGATGGCGCAGGCGGCAAAACCCGCCGTCACGGCAGACGACGTTGCTTCGGAGCGTATGAAAAACGCATTCGGGCAGCGCGGCGGCGTCTTTGACGGCAACGGCACGGCGGCGGAGGAAAAGAAAATGTCCCCCGCGGACGTGCAGAAGATCATTTCGAAACTTATGTAAAAAACAAAAAAAGGAGTGTTAAAAAATGGACAATCTCGTAATTTCCACCGGTATCTCTGACAGTCAGCTGTATTTGCAGGCTGTCGCGAACGCGGGCGCGCCCTACAATGTAGAGCCGTCCAGCGGGAACTATCCGCTCGTCGGAAACATTCTCGTAAACCGCAGGCTTGCAAATCGCTGGCTTGCAACGAACCTTGCCTATCGTGCGTTTGTAGACGGGCTGGGCGTGACTTCCGCCGGTGCGGAAGCGGAAAACGTCGGCATGCTGCGCATTCCGCTTCTGTACATGCCCCCGCGGATCAAGAGGACGCTTGGTTCTAAGCTGTGTCCTTCCGATGACGGCACGAACGGCACGCCCGGGAATAACCTTCCTTTCAACAGGAATCTCCCTCACGGTGCGCAGACGGACGGATTCGACATCAAGTTCATCCAGGAATACGACGAAGCGGCGCAGATTTCGCGGATCAATATGCGCCTTATCGGCACCGATCTCGACCTGCTCGGACAGTACACGTCCAACATCCCCAAGACCGTCGGGCTTTTGCAGGACGCGGACGTGCTCGCCACGCACATCGGCTCCGGTCTCGCGCAGGCGAACAAGACGGGCAATGCGAATATTGTACCGTACAACCCTTCCACGGACACGGACGGGTATTTGCAGAACATCCTGAATTCGCTTTCGTCCATGCTCGCGAACGTGCGCGGCTCGTATAAAGAGGGTATCGTTTCCTATGCGCCCGAACGTTCCGTCATCGTTATGCGGTGGTCGCTTTTCAACAAGCTGAAAACGATCAAGAACGGCGCGCTTGTCAATTCGGACATCGCGCAGCGGATTCTGCTCAACGGGTATCTTGACGACAGCGGCGAACGGCTGCTCGGCAACTACATCTACGGCAGATACAGCGGCGTGTATATCAAGGTGCTGCCCGACGAGTATTTCGATACCGCCGCGGCGACGCTCAACCTCACGTCCGCGCAGTATGCGCAGTGGAACAAGGTCGTCGCCTACATAGCGAGTGCGGAAGGCACGTTCTTCGGCATGAGCGCCACGGTCACCGACATCGACAAATCCCCGACCACGTCGATCGGCTACATCATCCGTAACGATTGGGGCTGGGGGGTCAAAAACGTGCGTCCTTCTTCTGTCGCGCTCGTCGTCGAAACGGCGAACAACCTTACAGACTTCACGAACCCGCTTCCTACCTTCGAGGACATCAGTTCTCCCGCGAACATGGAAGGTCTCATCGAAGCCTATCAGAACGGCGACGAAGTCAGCGACAAGTCCGTGCAGAGGATCGGCGTCTCCGCGCCCACGCTCGTCACGGAAGTCACCTTCACTGTCAACAGCGCGCCTTCCACGCCGATCACCGCGGCAGACGTCATCGTCCGCGCAGAGGACGGTACCTATCCCACCGTTGCCAACAACGAGGACGGCACCTTCTCCTTCACGCTTCCGAGAGCCAGCACGGCGACCGTTGTCGCTACCGCAGCGGGCTACCAGGCAAGCAGTGTCAACATCACGGCGGCGAACACCGCTACGGCTTCGTATTCCGCAAGCGTCACGCTTACTGCGGGCGATTAACCGTTGCAGGACATCGGACGCCTGAAAAGTCCGACGTTTCCGAGGGGTTACCGAAAAGCCCCTCTCCATTCATACGGCATAAGCAAATCCTTTGAAAAGGCTTCGTCCGTTGTGCCTCAACAGCGGACACCAAGATAACGGAGGTATAACATGCCGGAGCATAAAGTTTATCCCTATTCCGATGAATATATGATCTTCGACGCGGTCACGAACCGCTATGTCCTTACGGAGCAATACGTCCGCGACGTGCTGGCAATCGATCTCGACACGCGGATCACCGATCGCACGACTGTCAATCCTCAGGCGATGAAAGACCGGCTTCTTCGGCTCGCGTCGAATCATGTCTACAATTTTATACATGAACACAACGTCAATGCGGCGGCGCAGGACTGCCTCATCGCGCGCTGTCCCGCGCTTCGTCCGATTATCCGCGACGCGATGGGGGAACAGCTGACCTATATTTTGCAGAACGGCGATTTGTCCCGCGCGCCTACGCTTTCCCAAAGGGCATTGTGGTTTGACAAGTCAGCGGCGGACATTCTCGCGCAGAATGTCCCCGGGCTCGGTATCTCTATTCTCTACACCGGGAGGCTTTGACAATGGATTTTCTCGACATGATAAATCCCCGCGACGATTTTTTCTTCACCGGCTTCTATTACGAGCGGATGCCGAAAACGCAGGACGACGGGCGGGAGGTTTTCAACTACCGGCACATCAATCCGTATTCCCGAACGTTTGCGATGATGATGTCCGCCGTGCAGAACGACGAGCAGGTGACGGCGATAAAGACGCACGACGACCTGAAATGGCGCACGAAGGGCTATGTCTCCACGCAGAACGGACAGATGTGGATCATCGACCAAGTCATCATGGACGAGCAAATCCCCGGCTACGAGCAGTCCGCGCGTATTACGAAAACGCCCGCGTCTACGGAGTATATCCTGCGGCTTATCCGCGTCGACAATCCTTGGGGGATAGGCGAATCATGACGGGACAGGAATTTTCAGACGCCGCGGATTTCGCGCACGGCTACGTCCGCGCCCGCACGCCGTACCGCACGGGGAATCTCGCACGGAACGCCACGCGCCGGGAAATGCCGTCCGATTCCGAAGCGCGTATCTACGTGGACGGGAATATCGCACCTTATATCCCGTATGTCAATGAGCCGTGGATTTCTCCGCGCTGGGGCGGGAAGAAAAACCCGAACGAGGGCTATTGGAACGCCACGGCAGAGGCGCTCGTCTATGAACTTGCCGAATATGTCGGCGGAGAGGTGGTGGAAGAATGATCAGTCTCAATACGATTTTAACAGAAGTGGTGGAGCCCGTGCTGAACACAACGGGTTATTATTACGCGTTGTTCACCGACGCGGGATTTTATCAGAAAGCGACGCGCAGGAAAAACGATGTGACCTATTATATCAACACCCTGGCGGAAATGACGGACTACGCCTCTACGCGGGTTTCCAACGGGGCTTTGGCGGTAGCGCAGTCCTTTTCTATACGCTTCATGCTCCCGCTCGACGATGAGCCGGACGCAACGGGGAACTATCCCGCGGCAACGGCTTTCCGCGACGCTCTAACGCAGGCGTTCTCGAGGGTGGACAAATTCTCGCTGACCGTCACGGAGAACGATGAGCAGAAAACCTATTCGGGCGGGCTCTCGTTCTTCGTGCCTATCCGCGGCGAGAGGGGAAGCCGTACAAACGTCGGGGACAGTATAGAGTACCGCGCCACTCTGCAAGTGTCCTACCTGGAAAACGGCATAAACGCGACGGACGTCGTCTTTTCTCTCGACGGCACCGTAATACCTTATACACGGTTTGCCATACGCCGCACGCCTTCCGCCTCCGCAGTTCTTACACCCGACGAGACCAACGGCGAAGGGAAAGTATATAACGAAGTGACTTCTTTGACGGTGGATATCCAAATGCCTCTTTTAAGCGATTCCGCGCCGTCTGCAAGCGTCGTTTCCTATCTTCTCGGATTGTCTTCCATGAACGAGACGATGACGCTTACAATTGCGTTTCCGGGCGTTACACCCGATTTCTCCGAAGAGGTCATTTTCGGGGAATGCACGACGAGCGGCGAAGGGGTCGGCAACGTCGCCGCGATGATACGGCTCGTCCCCGCGGTAGTCCCGAACATGGAGGCGTAAATCATGGCAGAAAATAACGTTTATGTCATTCGCATGGTGAACGAGACGGAAAAGGTGGGCTCGGCGGTAGGCGGAGCGGGCGGGATCAACGCACAGGAAAGCGCAGACGGCGGAACGGCACTCGGCACGACCAAATCCAACGGCTCGGGCGGAGGTTCGAACAAAGCCGCAAAAGCGCTGACGAAGCTGTTTTCTGCGGGTACGGCGGTCAATGTCGTAAAGCAGGCGGTCGCGTTCGACGTGTCGCAGGTCTATGTGGAGACAGGCTCGCGGGAAGCGCAACAGCGGGCGAGCGCGTTGTATTCCGCGGGGACTACGCTGGCGGGCGTGGCAGCGGCGGGATTCGTCGGCGGCCCCGCGGCGGCGGGCGTGGCTCTGCTCGGTACGCTCATAAGCAAGGCGACGTCTCTCATATTCCAAATGCAGGCGATAGAAAATCAGTCCCGTTTGCAGGACGTCACCCGCAATCTGTCCGCCCAGCGCGTCACCGTTTCCGGCTCCCGATACATGAACGCGGGGGAGTTTTGAGCAAAAGAAAAGCCGCACCGCGTCCGGTGCGACTTATGAAAAGTCCGTGAGTTGTGGCGCTCCCCGATAGGCGGGAACCTTACTGTCACGAACGGTTCAGCTGTCCTTTTTCAGTTCGTCAAGCTGTTTTTTGAGTTCTTCTATCTTCTTCTGCTTCCGTTCTTCCGCGGTGGCTTCCTTGCGCTCTTTCATCTCTTTCAGAATAGAGGTTTTGAAAAAAACGACTTCAAAAAAGTTTAGAAATACAAGAAATGTGATTTGAAGCGCTGCGGACAAAAAGTGACATATAGTTTCTTGTATATAAGTATTTCGCACCACAGTAACCCCGCCCGGGAAAGTCTGTATTATTTGCGTGTTTTTTATTCCCTCATATATAGAAAATATGGTGGACGCAATTAGTACAATACTTAAAATAATTTTCAAAATCAGTTTCTTTTTCATCTTTTCACCTCTTTTTCTTTATCATAGCACCAAAAGCAAGCGGTTGTCAATCGACAATCGCTGTTTTTATACAAAAATTTTCATAAGGAGGGGCTTATGCCTACCTGTTCACTCACCATTGACGGGGTGTCTATCCCAAAATCCAACGGTATCATGCCCGCGAAGTATAATGAACACCTGGACGAACAGCTCGATATGGCGACCGTTTCCGTGTTCGGGGTCACGACGGAGATCTTCAAGCCGTTTTGCAAGGTCACGATTACGGCGGAGGGTGCGCCGCGGGAGAACGAGCCGACAATCGTAAAACATTACAGACTTATGTCGGACATGGGAACAGAAAGCCCGAACGGAACGGGAAAGTACCGTCACGACCTTACGCTTATCGAAGAAACGAAGTTTTTGGAGGGTTTTCTCGTAGAAAGCCTTTGTGTAACGAATGCGGGCGGACGGCAGTATACGCAAGTTACGCCTACCATAGATACGGCACAGGGAGATACGCCCGTCGATATACTTTTTACCGATGACAATAAAACGCCTTACGCAATATCGGATTTGTTTAAGCTTCCTAATATAACTCCATTTTCTTACTCGGGGTCAGGTATAACAGACTATCAGCAGACAATAAAAGTAACTCTTACAAATTCCAAAAATCAAAGCGGTACGGTCGTTTATAACGATACATCTACATCATTTACGGGGACGGTAAGTCAAAGCGTTTTGATCTCATCGGGGGCGAACGTATTTGAATACGAATATAGTTATAGCTATAACCTGCATGGGGCTGACGTTAGCGTTACTCAAAAATCCACTTTTACAATCTACGGTCAGCCGAACTATTATCCCTTGAAGCCGTGGACATATAAAGAGGTGATCGAGCGGGCGTTGGAGCTTTGCGAGCCGCGAATATGGAACAAGAGGGCGGGGGACTACGTCGTCCCGCCGCGGTTTAATTTCCGATACAACGACCCGAGCAACGCGCACGAGATAGACGTGTTCGACAATCTCGCGCCCGAATTTACTTTCACTCGCTGCACCCTTCGGGAACTTTTGCAGGAGATCGGCGGGGCGCTCAACAAAGAGCCGCGCCTGGACGAAAACGACAACGTGTATTTCGTGGATTTCGGCGGAACGGAGCTGGCGACCTTCCTTTCCGCAAAGACGAATACCGTAAAGCCTTTGAACGAGTACCCGTACATCAAAAAAACGCAGTCGTGGGAATTGGAGCAGGCGTGCACGCGGCTGGACGCGCACGTGGACAATTTCGTGAATCAGATTTCCGTGGGGGACGCGACGGTGGGGCAGCCGTACCTGGACGGGGCGCAATCTCTGCGCACCGATTCGGCGTATGTCCGCGTGACGGAGGAGACGGCGATTTTCCCGAGCGCGCTGCCTATCCTGAAAATCAATGCGTTCCGCTGGGTGGACAGGGACGGACTTGCGGGGACGACCTGGGCGCGGTACGACATCACGAATTTCGTATTCGAGAAAACGGTCTACGATTCGCAGCTGTCGAATTACAGTACGGCATATCCCGTATCCAAGGCATACGGGATTTATTACACGCAGGGCGAGAAGAACATCGGCGGCCTGTTTTTTGAAAATACCGAGTGGAGCGGCGGGATATTCGCGAATCCTGCAATCGTCAATATCCTGCGGGCAGTGACGGGCAACAATAGCCTTTTGAACGGAGCGAGCGCGGCGGACTATGCGAAACTCTGCTTTGAACTGGAATATATCCCGATCTATTCCGCTCGGGTACAGCACGGGAAGCAATACACGGGGGATTTTCTCGCATTCCCGCGGACGATCGCGCACAATCAGTCGGCGAACATGGTGGAGGCGCAGTATTACGGCGAGAACATCAAGGGCATGGCGGAGCGGCTCGGGAACGTCGAAAAGGCGTTCACCTTCCAATGCCGGTACGCCTCCACGATTCCGCAGGCGGGGCAGAAATGGGACGACGATTATTTTATCTCGGACGTCGCCGTAGAGATTACGAACCCGTGTTTCAAGGTCACGGTGGGGCTTACGAAGAATTTCAACCGCATGTCCAAGTATATCGGCGCAAACAGTTATCGGCGTATTTACGAAGTTTCCGAACGCATGGTGCAGGAGCGGAACACGATTTATACGGATTATCTCGTGATCGTTCCAGGGGACTATCCCGCGCCGACAAATTACGGATATGATTTTCTTTTCCTCTCGGACGGCTTTGAAAACGTATATAATACGTTCTTCGTCATTTACGGACTGTCTCACGCCCGAACGAAGGTTTCCGCCGCAATAATCCAAGGCGAAACGAAAAACGGGAACGAAACGCTTCCGGAAGTCATTCTTCCCGTGGTGGCGTCCGCATTCGGGAACGTCATGGAATTTTCATGGAGTTATAAAGACAACTTCTCGGCGGGGCAGAAAATCGTATATCAGCAGAACGACAACATCACGGGATATTTCACGACTGAGGTACAATATTGCGATTATTACGGGCGGCTGTACTACGAAAATATATCGCTTATGTGCATGGGCGACACCGTGCTCGCCGACCCCGACGCGCTCCCGGAGTATTCCGCAGATACGAGCGACACGAATTATCCCATTGCCAAAACGGTCTCAAATTATCCGATTGTGTGCAGAAAAGACAGCCGGGAGGCGTTGTCCGGGACGTATGCCGTGGAGTTTGTGACGACGATGAAGGACATCGTTATAGGTTCGGCTTTGGCAAGTAATAATCCGCTCGTTGCGGGGTTTGGGGCGCAGCGCCCTCCCCGTTTATACATTCTGAAAAAACCGCTGAATAAGTTATCTCGATATGTCGATTTATCCGACGACAATGTGGCATGGTGGACGTCGATCGTTAATTCCCCTACGGTAACAGGACTTGTCGTAACGTTTGAAAATCAAAACGGACCTGCGCCGTATATACAATCGGGCGGGTTCGAGTCTACTGTATCCGGAAAAGCCTGGGCGATTGCCACTCCGAAATACAACGGCACGTCCTACACGGTGGAGGACGAGGACGGGAACACCGAAACGTTTACGCCGCAGTACGGCGGGGAGTTGCTCGTCGGACAGAATATAACCGTAAACGTCGGCGACACGATCGCGCAGTTCAAAATCGTCGGAACGCACGACATTTTCAAATTTATAGAAGAACAGGAGGATTAACTGTTATGAATTTTTACGTCAACAGCCAGGGGCAGATCATACGGGTAGACCCGGAGGACGTCTTCCAGGGCTCCGTCAACGCGAACACGATAAACTTTATAGGCGCGTTTCCGTCTACCTGTCCCGTGACGGTGGCTTTCAGGCTTCCCACGGGAGAATGGACTACCCCTGCGAGCATGGGAATGAACTCGGATTCGACGTTGCCGGGCGTACAGCAGCCGGACGGAACGCAGTTCAATATCTGGCGGTACACAATTCCGGGGTCGGTCACGGAGTATTACGGCACCGTTAATCTGCAATTTTACGTCTACGCGCAGGGAAGCGACGGGAACGGAAACACGATCGCTACGGCGTCGTCGTCCTTTGAGGTTAAAAAGGGCGTGCCCGTTGTCCTTCCCGATCCGTCTGACGATTACGAAACCCTTTTGACGCAGATTCTCTCGGCGTTACAGCAGTTGCAGCAGGCAGACAGCGAAGGGGCTTTGTCCGCGCAGCAGAGCGCGGAGGCGGCGGCAAATTCGGCAAGCGCAGCGGCTTCCAGCGCCACGGCGGCAGAAGCGGCGCAGACGGCAGCAGAAGCGGCGCAATCGAAAGCCGAGACCGCCGCGGGGAGTGCAGCCACATCGGCAACGGCAGCACAAACCGCACAGGCAGCGGCAGAAGCGGCGCAGACGGCTGCGGAAACTGCACAAGCGGGCGCAGAACAGGCGAAAGATGATGCGCAAGACCTGGTAAACGAAGCGCATGACATCGCGGAAACTACGGCGCAGGAAACCGCGCAGAACGTCGTGAACAACTTTGTGCAGACGGGCGGCCCGTTTACGAACGGAATCATCGTAGACAAGCAGATCATTCTGCGGGGAAATCCCGAATCCGATACGTCGGAATCCGTTTTGCAACACAAAGAATACGGCTTCAACTTCTACGACGTCGAAGAGGGCACCGACCTTTCGGGGAAAAGTTTGTTTTTCGACACGGAAAACTCTCCGCTCGATGATTCCAACTTCAACGGCACCAGCCTGGAACCGCTCATCTCGTTCCAGAACGGATGTACTCTGTACGTCAACCCCAACGTCAGCCCTTCGAACTATTCCGTGTATATGTCAACGCCGAACGGCGGAACCAGTTACTTCTATCTCGACGGACAGTGGATGACAGATGTCTATACCTTCACGGGCAGCGGCTGGGTTGTCTCGTCTGTCAAGAAAGAGAACTTCGAGAGCGACGCGGCGCAGATGCTCGCGGATATGCTTGTCGTCGGGACGTTCTTCGTCCCGTCCCGTACCCGTTTCGACGACGGGGCGCAGATTCCCGTCACGCCTTTGGGCGCGTTCGATGTGCCAAACAAGCAGTACGTCGACGGCACGGTAAAGACGGAATCGGGGTATCTGCAACAGGCGATCGACAACGAAGCGTCCGCCCGCGCCGCCGCCGATACCGCTTTGCGCAACAGCAAATACGACAAGACGGGCGGAACTATTGACGGAAACGTGCAGATCACGGGAGATTTGACCGTACAGGGTACTACCACGACCAACGACACGGAGACTCTTGCCGTCAAGGACAATCTCATCGTCACGAACTCGGACGGGGCTGCGCTCGCGGGCTTGTCGGGCCTCATCATCCGCGTTAATTCCGCGCAGTCCTACGGAATTGTGTACGACCCCGCGAACGAGGGAACGGTCAAACTCGGTCTCGGTACCTACAATGCGGAGACGGGCGCATTCACCTTCGCGACGGGTGAGGGGCTTCCCGTGGCAATCCGCGCGCTCTCGACGGCATGGAACAATCTGCACCTTGCGGCATGGGACGCGGCGAGCAATCAGTTTATAGACGCGGGGAAGGCGGTCGCGGACTTCCAGGAGAAACTGACGTTCGACACCACGCCCACGCAGAACAGCACGAACCCCGTGACAAGCGGCGGCGTTTTCTCGGCCTTGCAGGAAAAACAGAACAACCTGACGGCAGGGGAAGGCATTCTTATCAGCGACACGGATGTCATCAGCTTCGACACGACGGTGCTGGACGGGTATGTAAATACCGGCGAAGTAAATCAGGTAATATATGGGGTCAAGGGTTTTGCAGATTACGCATATGTTAATGGTACTCTTTATGTTTTTGGTCTCCCTTATGAAGAGTTCCAAAACATTGTACTTAACGATGAGTTCCCGGAAAATTATAGTCGCGGTTCATACGGCGACATTTCGCTTACTTTATCAAGATATGACGACGATGATGACGACGACTATAATATCGAAATAACTACGGTTGTATCTGCTGCGCACAATGACAGAGATAATATTACAAAAGTAATATATCGTTTGAACGCAATATGTATTCAAAGACAATTATCGTCTGGGGTAAACTTAACATGGGTAGATTTCCCTCAGCATTCCGGAAGATTGGCTGTTTTAAGCGATATCCCATCTGTTCCCGACATCGAACCCATTTCCGAGCAGGTTTCCGACCTCTCTCAATCCGTCGACGACATCTACACGATTCTCCAACAGGAAGTCTATAACGCGCAGGACATCGAGCAGGAGTATTCTTCTCGGGAGACCGCAGACGGGGCGGATATTATAGACGGGGCGTTGGAGACGGTGAAGAAGATTCAGGGCGCGACGGTTAAGACGACGAATCTGATACCGTTCCCGTATGAGGGTGCGACTACCACCGTCAACGGCGTTACTTTCACAAACAACGGAGACGGGAGCGTCACTATAAACGGCACGGCGAGCGGCGGGAATTCTTCCTTTATGTTCTGCTCAAACGCCGACAAGATGAACTTGCTTGCGGGGACGACCTACTACTTCACTTGTGCGCATGGTATTCTTGCTTACACCGACACCGACGGAACGCATTACATTTCCGCTGGTTCTTCGTTTACATGGGGGACAGGCTGGACTTTCGTTTCTATTTATGTCCAACTGAACGAGGGTGATTCCGAAACGAATTTAACCGTTTATCCCATGCTCAACGAAGGCAGTTCTGCTCTTCCTTATGTGCCGTATTTCCCCGGACTTAAAAACGCGTATTTCCAGGGCTTGCGGAGTACGGGCAGGAATTTGTTCAATATAAATCAAACGCCTTTTTATTCGACAAATGCAAATTACTCTGTTGATGGGAATACTTTTACCGCGACGGCAACGGGTACTAATGCGCACATACAATTTAGAGTGCCTACAATTATTGGTGAACAATATACAATTTCTGTTGGTGATTTGATTAGAGAGAATTTTTCTGAAGGTTTTGGATTGTTTATCTCCCCGAATAGCTACCAAGATGATGCCTCGTATATAGACTTAGGAACAAATCAATCGCACACCTTTACTGCAACTTCTGAATGGTGCTATATAAAATTTTATGTAGCATACTATTATAATTCGGAATCTCCCGGAACTATTACTTTCTCAAACCTTATGCTCAACTATGGTTCTTCCGCTCTCCCTTACGAACCCTATATCGCCCACGAAATCTCTCTCGATACTGCGATAGAACTTCCTGCATGGGACAGTATAAACCCGACGACGGGGAAGAGGATTGTGGGAACAAACACAGTATATCTTGACGAGATAGATGATTGGACTGTTTCGTCAAATGAATACGAAGGAAAAACCGCATTTCATGCTGGTACTTATCCAAATATTGTTGTTCATACTAGTCAAAATCCAAAAGCTATTTGTTCTCGCTTGCCGTTTTCCTATACAATAGCTACTAATAAATCTGCGGGGGAGGCATGGGCGATTGCGAATTCTACAAATTACATATACGTTTCAATTTTCAATTCAAGGCTATCCTCTTTGGATTCTGCGGGATTGAAAGCCTATTTTACCCAAGAACGGAACGCAGGGAATCCATATGTTGTGTCGTTTATCGTTGAACCCACGGAATCCGACATCTCAATGGAAGACCGCCTTCCCGCCTATAAAAACGGCTCGGAAACGGTTATCCAAGGGGCAACCGATAACAGCGAATACGGCGCAGAAAACACGCTCACGCAGAACTACGCCGAAGTGAAAGGAACGACAGAAGGAGGTAACTCATGAAAAAAGCGATACGTTACAAGCCCCAGCCCTTGAAGCTGGAAGAGAAAGACAGGCTGACGGGGACGGGAAAAGAACTCGACTATCTGCGGGCATTGCGGAAGCCGCTCTTGCAAGCCTTCGACATCTACAAGAGCAACGTGTATTACGGTGTTGTCGCGGAAACGGAAGAGGAACACGCGGAGGTGCTGGCGTGGTATGCGGCGCTTTTAGACATCGGCGGCACGAACGCGAAAGCGAGGACGATGACGGCGGAGGGCGCAATCCAAAACGTTCCCGCGGGCATCAGGAGGTATCTCAAATGATTCGGACAATCACAATTAGAGGCAGGACGGGGCGTTACGACGTTCCGTCCTTTGTCTTGACGCAGAACGAGCCGCTGAAAATCATCTTTGTCGCGGAAGAACTCACTTCGGGCGTTTACAGGGCGGTTATCACGCACGGAAACGCGCCTAAAATCGACGTTTCTCTCGCGGTCGAGAAATCCGTCACCCTGTCCCCCGAATGGCTTGCAAAGGGCAACACGGAGCCTGTACAGGTCGTCTTACAGCTCCTCGACCCCGCGCAGGCAAAGGTCATCAAAAACGACTTTTATATAGAGCCGCTGACGGTGGTATCGGACGGCGCGGGAGGGTACGAAGCCACGGCGGAGATGACGTCGCTGTCCGCCCGTATCCTCGCGCTTGAAAGGGTCGTGGCGGCATACGGCGCGAAGCTGGAAACCGCCGAAAAACAGCTTAAAAACTATATAGACAACGGGGCGGAGATATTCCTGCCCGAAGGAGATTAAACCATGAAAAGAAAAACTTTGACGAACATCTTCATCATCGCCGCCCTTGTGGCGTTCCTTGCCGTGTGTCTCGGATTCGGAATCGGCATGAAGTATCCCGAAGCGAGCGCGGAAGAGCCCGCAGACACGTCGCAGGACGTCGGCTCGGAGGATTTGACGGGGACGGACGAATCGGCGCAGGACGGTGCGTCGGACAGCGTTACGGAGCCGCCTGCGAGCGATACGGACGGGACGGAGGAAAAGCCCGTGCCCGATTATGACCTGGACGATTTTCTCGCATGGGTACAGGGATATGCGGACGCCGCGGGGCTGGGGAGTGAGTTCGCTGCCGCCGTGGAAGCTATCAAGACCGCCGTAAGCGAAAAGCAGTTCACGATTTCGACTATTATTTCCGTGGGGGTGCTTCTCACCGTTATCGTGCTGCTTATTAAAGAGCATTTAAGTAAAAAGAATCTCGCGAAACTGCTTGCGGAAGTGTCCGAGCAGCTGAAAGCGCAGACGGAGGGGACGAACGGGCTGATCGACGAGAGCAACGCCAACGGGAAAGCCGTGACGGAAACGAAGGACAAGGCGGACAGGACGGCGGAGGCGCTCGGGCATATCGTGAAAGGGCTGTCCACTTTGGCGAGCCGCACGAACATCGGCGCGGCGTATAAGGAGCAGATACAGACGGAGTTCAACGCGGCGGAAAAGTCTCTCGGAGGTGCAGCCGATGAAAGTGATAAAGCACAGTAAAGAGTGGTATTACAAGGCTCGCATTCTGACGTGGTGGCTGGGGCTGGCATTCTGCGTCCTGCCCACGCTCGTCGTCGCGCTCGTGAAATTACCCGTCATTGCGTCGGACAATGCGGACAGCACGTTGTCGGGGGTGTTCGTCGTGGTGCTTATTTGTGCCGCTCTGCCGCTCTATAAGGCGCTCCTGCGGCTGATAAAAACCCCGAATGCCGCCGTCATTTGCGTGATTCTCGCGGCGGTGGTGTCGCTTATCAACGGCATGGAACCGCAGACGCGGGACGGCTTGGAACTCGTGCTCTGGGTGGCGGCGATCGGGAATACTGTCGGCGCCGTGCTGTTCCATTTCGCAAAGGAGTTCGAGGAGCTGTGGAGATTCTGCGGGCAGGTGACCGTAACGAATGACGGAGGGCAGGGAAATGGATAATATTTCAAGAAAGATAGACGGAGATAAAGTTATCATCGACGCGCGCCCTTTAACGAATAAAAAGCGGATAGGCACCAGCACCGTTTTATCGTCGGTGGCGGCGACGCTGCTTGTGCTTATCGCGCTGATCTATCTCGCGGAGATCAATCCCGATTTTCAAATTTCGTGGAAATCTTTGACGATAAATGGCGTTTTGATCTTCGTCTTTTCGCAATGTTTTCACGGGATTCTGAAAGCGATCGCAAGGGAAAAGAAACGGAACGGAGAGGAATACGCCGCGGCGCAGAAAGCGGCAAAGGAAGCGATAGAACGGCTCGGAAAGAGTGAGTATTCCGCGCGGGTAAATGAGTATTGCGCCAGGCATACGGAAGAGACGATCGAGCGGATAAAATCGTCTATACTCGCCCCCGCGGGGATTTCTTATGAAGAATACAAGAGAAAGTATATCGGGAAAGACCGGAAGGAACTCGCGGAAGCGTTCCCCGGCGAACACCTGACGAGAAACCAGGTGCGGGCGATCTGTCGTTGTAATCGCGTGAAGGTGGACGCCTACGACCCGAACTTCCTGCGGGAATGCTATCTCAATCCGAACGAGAATGTCGAGCCATCCAAACGCTACCGCCCGCACCACGACGACAAAGTGGAGACGATCCGCAACGCCGTTTCCGGATTCGTTCTCTGCCTCTTTGTCGTGAATATCGGCGGGGAAATCATCCTGAATTGGTCGGTCGTCGCCGTTATCACTTTCCTTGTCAAATTGGTTGTGACGATCATCTCCGGGATTACGGGGTATTCGTTCGGGAGTAAAAACGCGGACACGGAGATCGCGCTCATGCAGACGAAGGCAGCGGAATCCGACGCCTGTATCGAATGGTGCAAGCGAAATCCCGTTCCCGCACAGATATTCGAAAAATCCGAACAACCTGTCGGAAATTCCGACCGATTGCCAAACGTCACATTCACGCTTTTCAAGGGGACAGGGGAATGATCGCCCTGCTTCTTCTCGCCTTGATCTTCTCCGCTGTGGAATCTTTTCACGATTTTGACGATTGAAACGCTTGCAAACGATTCGCGGACGTGCTATAATTTATATAGCCTATACGACATTTATCATTTCCCCCATAGAGAATCCCCCGGCGCACAACCGGGGGAGTTTTTTTTGTTCTTCTTTCTTTTTGTTCGCCGCCGCAAGGGCGGCTTTTTGTTTATCGTCCAGGGCTTTGCCTCCTATATCAATTATATTGATTATCCGCAAATATATCAAGCGAATAGATATACATCAAAAATAAAATCGCAAAAATTTGATAAAACAGCGTCAAAACGCTTGACTTAAATCAGATTTTGCGATATACTGTATTTAGAAATGCGATATAGGAGGTGAGACGAATGCTTAAAGAGTTGAGGGTAAACGCCGGAATTACGCAGGTAGAGCTGGGGAAACACCTCGGGGTGCAGCAGAATACCATAAGTAATTGGGAAACCGGGCGTTCTCGTCCCGATATTGAGAAAACGGCGAAAATCGCCGAAGTTCTCGGCGTGACGACCGATGAAGTCATCGATTGCTTTATAGAGAAAAAATAAGCCGGAAGGCAAAAGGAGATAAAAAAATGAAACAAATTGAACCCATGAACATGCAGGAAACGAAGGCTATTCCGAATCCTATCGATCTGGATAAAAAAGCCCCGCAGAAGAACGACGCGGCTAAACAGCGTGTCGTTGAGGAGTTGGAAGATCTGCTGGAAAGGATAACTAAACTGATTAAATTCGTTTACGGTACGAAGCCGGAAGAACAGGGGCTGTCCCGCTCGATGGTGAGAGCGATGAAAGACCAGGCAAGAACTATGATCGAGTACGCGAACGAGTTGCAGTACAGGCTTTCGATTTGGGACAAACCGGAAACTGAGATTTACGGATATTGAGGGAAAGCCGGAAGGCACAGGAGGCAGCGAATGGTTGTATTTGCGATAAAGAACGGAAAGAAGTATTTGCAAAGGTTTGACGCGAACGAAAATTATAAGAAGGCGGTTCGGGCGATTCAGACCTGCGCACATCTTCCGAGCGAGTTCGTTCCGGTTTGGGGAGAATCTCCGAATTGGATGGATTGCAGGACGGCAGGCGGGTATTTACGGGATTTAGCGCACTGCATTTCCCGGAACAACATGAACATTCGACACTTATCTATCGAGATTGGGAACGAATAACAGGAGGCAGATATGAAAATCACGATTGAACAAGAAGGCAAAGAGGCAAAAGTTTTTGAAACGAACGGCATTATCTTTGTGGCAAATTTAGAAAAAAGTGTCTGTTGTGCGCGTTTGTTAGACGGCTTATCTGTAGTAGACATAGCTGAACTCATTTTCTCTCTTAGAAAAACGCTTGAGAAAACAAAGGAACGGCACCCCGAAGCCGCGAAGCTTGCCGACATTAAATCCGTATTGAAAGGGATTGCGGAAAGTTGCGGTGAAGATCTCGATGACGACAAGGAGGCAGACAATGACGCTGGAAGAGTTTAAGACGTTGAAGCCGGGCGATAAGGTGAAGATTATCGACAGACCCATATGGGGGATGAAAAATGGGGTTCCGGAAATGGACAAGCGTCGAGGGGAAATTATGACCGTTTCGTCAATGCTCACAAGCGAAATATTTGGTCCGTATGCGATCATGAAAGAGGGGATAACAAAAGATGGTTTCGTAAATTATTATTGCTGGTATCCATGGATGATCGCTAAAAAAGTACCTGATACGATAACGATGGAAATCCCGGAAGACAACGGGAAGATTTACACGGAAACCGAAGTAAAGATCATGTTGCTTGAACGAGAATTTGCAGAATTTCGGGAGCAGATCAAAGATGAACTTGCCCGTCTGAAATCCCGGCTTTTCGACTACATGGACAAAAAATGACGTCGCGTAGGACGATCATCTCCACGGCGGTGGCGAAAATCAAACGGGAGGCAGAGAAATGAACGAGCTGAAAATTAAAAGAATAGGATACAAAGGTTTTGACGTAAACGAGAAAGGAGAACTTTATTGCCGCAACATGGTTTTTCACGTCGGAGAAATAGCAGGAGTGAACGGAGAACTCGAAATTTGTAAAAACGGGATTCATTTTTGCTGGAATATAAACGACGTAAATGATTACTACACGTTGAAAGATCATGTCATCTGCGAGGTGGAACCATTAGGCGACATCGTTGCTTCGGACGATGGGAAAAAATGTTGTACGAATTTAATAAAAATCGTAAAAATGCTTACCGCGGAAGAAGTTTTAAGGCTTAGCAATTCGGGAAGAGAGAACACAGGTTATATAAACTCGGGGCACAGGAACTCGGGGCACATGAACTCGGGGAACAGGAACTCGGGGAACAGGAACTCGGGGAATTGGAACTCGGGGCACATGAACTCGGGGGATTGGAACTCTGGGAACATGAACTCGGG